GTAACGTCAGCAGCAATGCTACAATTACTATTAATGGTCTAACAGCTGGATCAACATTAGCAGCTGGATTAGGTGTATTAGTAGAAACAACATCCACACTTCATACCTACGTATTTCACAGAGTTGTCGTAGACTCTACAGGTGTAAGTAATGCACAAACACTTGTTAGTGACTTTAACGACAGATATCAAATTAGTGCTAGTGCACCTAGTTCTCATCCTGACGGTTCAGCCCTAGGAGACGGAGACCTATGGTTTGATACAGCTACCAACATAATGAAAGTTTATGACTTAGGTAACACACAATATGATGCTGTTACTTCAGTTGGAGACTTTAAATTATTAACAGTTGTACCTGACGGAGCTACATCAGGCACACCTACATTTAATGGTAGTATTGTATCATACGATTTAAGAGACGCTAGTGTAGCTGCTAACGTAACAAGCGTTGGACAGCTTATAGTCAGTCTTAATGGTGTAATACAGAAACCAAATAGCGGCACATACAGTGCAAGTAATGAAGGATTCTATCTAGAAGGAGCTAACGGAATTAAATTTTGTACAGCTCCAGCAGCTGGATCTAGTTTATTTGTAACACTGATTGGTGCAGCTACAGCTATAGGTACACCTAGCGATAACACAGTAACAGAAGCTAAGTTAACATCTGATTCTGTAAGTGAAGCTAAGTTAAAGGTAAGTAATAGTCCAGTTAATGGATACTTTTTATCTGCACAATCTGGTAACACAGGTGGTTTGACTTGGACTAATGCTTTAGGTGCAAACTTAGATGTACAAACACATAAAGTTACTACGTCAACTAACAATGGTAATGTACAGATAGAACCAAACGGTACAGGTGTTGTAGAGATACGTGGTGCTGGAGGTGCTGATGGTACACTACAACTTAACTGTTCTGCACAAAGTCATGGAGTAAAGATTAAGTCACCAGCACATAGTGCAGCGGCTACATATACTCTTATACTTCCTGTTGATATACAGAATGGTTATTTTTTAACAACCGATGCAAACGGTCAAACATCTTGGACTAATAGTGCAGCTAACTTAACAAGTATACCAGCTGCAAATATAACTGGTACACTCCCTGCTATAGATGGGTCGAATCTAACAGGGTTACAAGCTGGTGCGACTGGAGGTAACTCTGGTGGTAACGCAGTATTCTGGGAAAACCAGCAAACTGTTACACACAATTATTCAATATCTGCAAATAGAAATGCCGGATCATTTGGTCCTATTACTATTAACAGTGGAATAACAGTAACAGTACCAAGTACATCTAACTGGACAATAGTATAATGTCAATAACAATAAATGGAAACGGAACAATAACCGGATACGAACCCGTAGCAAACGGGTCAATTACTGCTGCTAAATTAGCAAGTGGTTCAGTTACAGCTGCTGCCATGCCATCAGGATCAATACTTCAAGTGGTTAATACAAATGCAACTGCCGTTATGAGTGATATTACTTTATCTTCAAACGGAACATTTTATGGTATTACAGATTTAGATACTACAATAACATCACTTGCAGCAAACTCAAAATTTCTGATATCTTGTCAAGTTTTTGGAGAGGGAAGCATAGCTGATCTATATCTTGCCTTTGCATGGCAAAGAGGTATATCAGGAACTTTTACAGATTTTATGAAAGGTGACAGTGATGGAGCCGCTAGGCGTGAAGTTACAGCTATGATGAACGCTAGTCATTATGCAGATGATAGTTACAGCACTCCATCAACAACTACTATGGTTCCTTTGGTAGATGCACCAAGTCAAGCTGCTGGAACTGCTATTACTTATAGAATAGGTATAAGCAAACAAAGTGGTTCGGTTAACTATTTTCGTGGTAATAAAAGTTACACTGATTCTAATTCTACTGGATATGAAAGAGGTGCGAGCTGGATGACAATTATGGAGATTAAAGGATGAGTATAAAATTAAACGCACAGTCTGGAGGGTCAGTTGCACTAGACGCTCCAACTCAAACAACAAGTAGTGCAGACTTAACATTTAAATTACCTGTAGCTGATGGTTCAGTTGGACAAGTATTAAAAACTGATGGTTCTAGTAATTTAAGTTTTGGTTCATCTGCTAGTGCTGGACAGATTATAGAAACTGTAACTGGAATATGTGATGGTAGATCTATAACAGTAGGTTCTGGAAGTTATACTTTAAGCAACGTAACTGCTATCCAAGATCTTACCTCATCTTACGTGGAACTAAATGGTAGTTCTATCGCTTATACACCTCCTAGTGGAACAAAACAGTTAATATATAGATATACATTTCAATTTGCACCTAGTGCTAATTCTGGTATTTCTCATTATAAAGTACAAGTTGATGGAACTGATATTCTTCCCAGTAGAATTACTATGGCTGGTGAGCATGTTTCTAATCATCATCACCACTCTTTACGATCTCAAGAATGGATTTTTGATTTAACAGAAAGTAGTGATGATATTGCTAACGGAAAAATAGCTGGTTCTGGTTGGACTTCAAATAAAACATTACGAGTAGTGGCTAGAGAATATGATGGTTCTAGTTATCAAGTCTCAATTCATAAAAATGATTATTGGGAAGGTACTACCGCAGGAGCTACACAAGTTGTTGTTAAACCAAGATTTTTTTTACAGGCAATAGCATAATGAGCACAATAAAAACAAACCAGCTTGCACACACAGCTAACGGTGCAAGCGTATATACATTGCCTACAACAGATGGTCAGGCTGGACAGGTTTTACAGACTAATGGGTCTGGTGTCCTTAGTTGGGTTTCATTACCTACTTCCGGAGTAACAATGGTAGATCAGTGGAGACTTACAGCACATATGACTTTGAGTACTTCTGCAACAGTTATTAGTTCATACTGGGAAAGAAATGACTCTACTGGATATGGAGGTATTGGTACAGGAATGACTGAATCAAGTGGAATATTTACTTTTCCAACAACAGGTATATATTTAGTAACATTTATGGGGACAGCACACGGCAATGGTGGTGCGACTCTAGCTATAACAGCACGAATATCAACACAAAAAGGTGGTGGTTCGTTTGCGGACAGGGGTCAAATACAAGAAAGTGCATATACTTCAAATGCTTATGGAAGTATGTTTGGTCAAATACTTTTTGATGTAGAGGACACTGCAGGCGATAAAGTTCGTATAACGGCTCTTGCTGCCAACTCTGGTAGGTACTTACTTGGTGATACTAATATGCAAAGAACTGGTTTAACATTCACACGCTTAGGAGATACATAATGGCATTAACAAAAATTATAACAGACGGTATCACAGATGATGCTGTTACAGAAGCTAAACTAGCCAACGCAATTAACACAGCGGTAGCGGCTAATACAGCAAAAGATTTAACTACTTTAAGTGCAACTAATTTAACATCTGGTACAATTCCAGATGCTAGATTACCAGCTACGTTACCAGCAGTAAGTGGTGCAAATCTTACTAATTTACCAGCTGCTAACTTAACAGGCACAATTGATGATGCAAGAATTTCTGCAAGTAGTGTCCAACAACACGCTTCGTCATTTGATGATAACAAAATTATTAACGACATATCAACACTAGCTTTACAGATAAATGCTTTACAAAATGCTTCAAAATTTTCTACTAACTCTGTTTATGTAGATAACTTTAATGATGCAGCTGGTATAGCTTCTTTTTCCTCAATGGCTAGAAATGATGAAAAATATATAAATATACAACATAATTATGATGCAGAACAGTACTGGGCAACTAGTGATTTAGATACAAACAGACTGTATAGCATTAATACTGCTGGTTTTAACGCTGCTACTTTACTAAATGGTGCAACTAATACTTGGGGTATGTATATGTCAAACCCACAAAGTTATAACGGAGGGTTTGGATATGAAATTGGAGCAGACTCTGATTTTGGTGCAGGCTTTATATTGACTGGTGTTAGATTTTATAACTACAACACTAATGCAAGATTCAGATATTTTAGAGTGGAGCTAGCAGATTCTGGCGGGTCTAGTGGTACATTTACAATACCAGCTCAAACTGGTCAGGGTACTTACGACACAGCCCATGGTGGTACTAGTAACGTAGAAGCATTAAACGTCAATGGTTGGGTTGGTGCGACTTTATCCATACCTTATACTGTGTTTTCAAACACAACAGCATTGCGTGTGATGTTTCATAGTAGATACAACAACGGTAATACTAATGCTGGTATGACTGAAATACAATTACAAGGTCAAAAATTTAGTAGCAATAATCCAACTGGTAATTTTATAAGTAATGCTATAACTGCTCCATCGACAACGTCTATGGGTGCTGTAATTTTATATAAAGATACACATGGTACTGCAACTTTAAATACAGATTTAAAAGTATATTTATCAGCAGACAATGGTTCAAACTTTACACAAGGTACTTTAGTAGCATTATCTGATTTTGCTACTGGTGTTAAAATGGCAAAAGTAAATGATGTAACTGTTACTGCTGGTACACAGTTAAAATATAAAATTGAAGTAACTAACCAAGCAGTTGCATCTAAAGAAACAAGAATTGATGGAGTGTCGTTGCAGTATTAATGGAGATACCCACCATATTAATACCACCGGTAAAAAATATAGAAACAATATCTATACCTTTACCTACTGCTGATGTTCCAAGTTATGTACCCTTAGTTGTGCCTCCGAGTGATCTGAGAGAACCAGAGGGTACAAAACCTGTACAAACTGCTGAACCACCAGCACCCACATTACCACCCCCTTTTCCACCTTATAAATTACCTACAGGTGATGTATTAGTTCCTACAGTTATAGCAGCTGTAACGGCTGTTGCAGCTACAACTGTAACACAACCTATAATAGAAAAGTTAAGGAAAAAGATACAGAAATTCTTACTAGATAAAATAAAGAAATGGAAAGAAAACCAGAAGAAAAAAAAGGAATCTTTACAAAACTCAAAGAAAACATAGATGACCATGATGAACAGATGCAAGTACTAGGTGCAGCAGTGCGTCTAGGTGTTGTAATCTGGTCAGGGTTTATTATTACCCTAAGTTATGTTGAGCTGCCTATGATTAAAAAGTCAGCTACAGCAGGCGATATCACTTTCGTGGCTTCGATTTTTACTGGTGCACTTGCCACATTTGGCTTGTCCACAGGTAATGGTAAAAAAGACAAAGAACAAAAACCAAAGACATGAAGAAACTAATTCTTCTCTTAGCATTGTTATCACCCGCAGTTGCAAGAGCTAATACTGTTACGCCCCAGTTTACTACAGGGTCGATGAATAGTACAACTACAACAACCCAAACGATAACTGAGGTCGAACAACGTCAGGTTTTCGGAGCTGCCGTCAATACATGGAGCGGTAGTAATATTTCAGCAGCAGCTAGTGCTGGTATTGCTGGTGGAGATGCAGTATTTTCTGTAACTGATACCACATTACCTTGGAACTTAGAAGTTACAACTCGTGCTGCTGGCGTCGTAGAACAATGGGATACTACAAGAAACTATACAATAAACTCTACTACTACATCGCTGTCTGTCTTCTCACAGTAGGACCAGCGTTTGCAGAAGGAGATACTAATAATACATCAAATCCCGTGGCAGCAGCTACAGGTAATGTGACAAATCAAGCCGTACAGTTTCAGAACAACGGCTCGATGTCACGTCAAAACTATGGTCCTAGTATATCATGTAATGGATCTACTATGACATTTAGTCCATTCTATATGGGCAATCACACAAAACCTTGGGAAATCGATGATGATATGGGTATGAACCCTAGTAGTTATACCTTATCTGAAAACTGGGGTTTCCAAGTTAACTTTATGGTTCCTTTAGACAAGCGTGGTCTTGAGCAATGCAGACGTATTGCCAAGCGTCAAGAGGAGAAAATGCAATTAGATTTTGAGCTAGTACGTGCATTAAAATGTGCAGAGTTACAACGTCAAGGTTTTACCATAAGACCAAAAACACGTGTAGCACACTTATGTCAAGACATCGTACCTATACAATCATTGCTACCACCTAAACCAAAAGAAAAGAAATTTAAGTTATTCTAATGAGTACACTATCAAAAATTATAGCAGACAGAGAGATTGCTGCAAAAAAAGCTGAATTAGAAGCAAAAAGAAAGCCTAAGAAAAAGGCTGCAAAGCGAGATGAAAATGGTCGCTATGTTAAAAAAGAAATCACTACACCCGGAGAAGAGTAATGTTTGCACTATTAAAACCCTTAGTATTAACAGGACTAAAAAGCGACAAGTTTAAGAAATTTGTAGTTGACCTACTTGAAAAGTTAGTTGAGTCTACAGATAACGAACTTGATGACAAAGCATTACAAATAGTCAAAAAAGGATTAGATATCGAATGAACGAAACCACAAGAGTAATACCTAAGAAAGCAGATGAAGAAAGTTTTAACGAACTGCATTACTTAGTCACCCAAGAATTTTTACGTTTAATAAAATGTGGCGAAGCTAAGACAGCAGATCTTAAAGCCGCATGTGATTGGCTCAAAACTAACGACATCACAGGTGTTGCCCTTGAGGGTAGTCCCTTAGATAGATTAGCGTCAGTCATACCAAAGATAGATCCAACATTAGTCCAGTCTAGATTATATGGCAAGAACAGGACCTAAACTCAGCAAAAATCCCGGTAGAACAGCAAGATTCTATCGGAAGAATAAGAAGTCACGAGAAAAACATAGACGTGACCAAAAATTAATTAATAGCACACCAGCTAAAAAACAATACCGACGTGATTTGATGAAGATACGTCGAAGACGAAAGCCCGGCCCACAGACAGACATGTCACATAAACGTGGAAGAATCGTAGCTGAGTCAAGAAAGGCAAACCGTGGAAGAGGCGGAAAACACAAATCTTAATTATGAACAAATACAAACGCATACCAGCAAGAACAACAGTTGGAAGAAAGCCCGGGGTTGAAAAAAAAGCACGACCTCAATCCGGAAGACGTCGTAGAGTGGGAAATTTTCTTCCTAGTAGAAGAAGAAGAGGAGGACTTATACCTCGTGGTCCACGACGAGTTGATATTATGAAAATTAAAGGACCAACAAGCCCTAGACGTAGACGTAGAGGTAGACGTAGATTTCGTAGAGTAAGATAATATATGACACCATTACTACCAAACCCTGATTACTATTTACACAATTTAATAACCATGACAAGTTCAGAATCTAAACGGCTCTGGAGAAGAGCTATCAAAGAGCACTTCGATTGTCAATGCGTTTATTGCGGAGAATTTCATGAATTACACAACCTTACAATCGACCACGTACGACCCAAATGCAAGGGAGGTACAGATACAACGACGAATGTTGTACCCTCGTGTCGACGATGCAATCAGGATAAAGGTAGTAGAGAATGGCTCGACTGGATGAGAGCCACATTTGGTCAAACAGACCGAGAACATAAAATCTTATCACACATAAAATAATGTCATATATCAAGCCTATACCACTAGAGGAATTACCTTACACTCCAGTAGAACTCGGAGAGATGCTGGAGAATGATGAGAAAGAAAGAGAAATCGAAGTAGAAGGTTATGGTAAGGGTAGGCTTGTTATAAGTCCACAGAACAAGAACAAACCATTCTTCTATGCAGATGAAGCAAATATACCAGCTAACCAAAAAGCTGCTAAACAGTTACAGGTAGCTGAGACTGCATTTAACGCACCATTGTTACTATCACCACTATTAGGACTAGCTAGTGGTATACCTAAGATAGCTAAAGATAGAACACGAGCACAGATAAAAAAAGCTCGTATGGGTGCTGACGAGTTATATAAAGATAATGCTATAAATCTAAAGCAAACTGTAGATGGTGTATTTAACATGCCATCTCAGCAAGTTAGAGATATAGTTAGAATAGCTAAACAAAACAAAATTAGCTACAAACAAGCAGAAGAGTATCTTAACTTAAAATTAAAGGGTGTAGAACCTTCTGGTACTCTTAACCCCGGATCAAGCATAGAGACGTTAACAAAACGATTTATGAAGTCACCGAAGGACAGATTTCCGGGAGCTGATGACGTAAAAGGACAAGAACAACCTAAACCTAAATTACCTCCTAAAGTAACAACTAACGAGAAGATGAAACAAGCTTTATTAAATGATGAAGCTATTATACTTAATCCTACGTATAGAGGTGGTAAGATTACAGTTAGAGACGAAGCTGACTTTTTTGATGTTAGTGCTGCTTTAATCGGCCCCGGTCAAGAAACTAAAAAAGATTCTAAAGGTAGAAAAATACCTTATGATAGAAGAGGTGTTACTGAGTTTGGAGGTGCGAAATCTGCACAACGTGATAAAATCTATAAACACTTACAAGCTGAACTAGGTCCTAAAAATATAACTCGTACAGAGTTTAACAAGTATGCTAAAGAACAAGTAGAAGCAGAAAAGGATTTACGTAAAGCTATTAAATTACTAAATCTTAGAGCGTATGCTGCTGAAAAAGGTATAGATTTATCTGAATATCCTACAAAAGAAGCACAGTTAGAGTTTTTAAATCAAATTAATAAAGCTAAACGAGCTAAAACAAATTATACAGATTATAGAGAAACATTTGATTATGGTCATATAATATCTGCT